AATTGATTGTTTCCAACACCGGTATTTTAGAAGTTTCAACAATTTAATCGATGAATTTTTTAATGTCTAAACATATTATCAGATGTGCGAAAGCGCATTCGACAGGAAATTTTGCATATAAATAAAATATACTTTTATAGGAGTTTCTAAGTCTTGGAAGTTGTGAACGAATTCGAACTTACGTTTGACCAAATGCTTATTGTAGAGAAGTATGAGCGGGTAATGAATTTCTACAACCCAAATTAGGTATTATTGTTTAATGGAAATCTATCTTTTTCTAGCATTTGCTCTACTTCAGATTCTTGATGGAGTGACCACCTATATTGCTCTACAATCATCGGGTTCAAAAGAAGCAAATCCAATCATGAACTTTCTGTTCACTAAATTTGGAATTGTTCCTTCTTTGGTGATCTTTAAAGCAATTGTCATTGGGTTGATCTTCTATCTTCATCTAGTAATTCCACTATTCATGTGGATAATCATGATCGGATTTTATGTAGCAGTTGGTATAAATAATTCATATCAAATTTACAAAATGAAGAAAAATGGCTAATCTACAAACCAGACAACAATTTACCGAGTATTGTCTTCGCAGACTCGGACATCCGGTTATTCAGATCAATGTATCTGATGAACAAATTCGTGATCGAGTGGATGATGCTTTAGCATTGTTCAATCAGTCTCATTATGATGGTACTGAACGAGTCTTCATGAAACATCAGATTACTCAAACTGATATTGACCGACACTGGATTTATTGTCCAGATGCAATTAATTTTGTTGTCTCGGTATTTCCATTTGATGATTCCAATTCTTCGATCAATATGTTTGATCTGAGATATCAATTACGCTTGCATGATCTTTATGACTTTACTTCGGTGTCCTATGTTTCCTATGAAATTACTATGCAACATATTCGGACTTTGAATCTATTGTTCTCAGGAACCCCTCAGTTTAGGTTTAATCGCAGAACAAATAAACTGTTTCTGGATATTGATTGGTCCCGTGATGTCTCTCCCGGTGAATATGTGATTATGGAGTGTTATCGGTATCTTAATCCAGATACCATTAATCTTACTGGAACTGCAACTTTAGATACTTCATCAAAAACCGTCATTGGTGCAAATACCATTTTCGATCAGGAAATCATTGAAGATGACGTGGTACATTTTGGAACCGAAGGTTATCAGGTAAGTAAAATCAAATCTCCCACTGAAATTGTTCTGGTTGATTACCCATCCTTTTCTAATACTAATGTTTCAATGTCAGTAGTAGGATTATCGGATGTTTGGAATGATCGGTGGTTAAAAGCATATGCAACTGCAAAGATCAAGTATAACTGGGGATCAAATCTGAAGAAGTTTGGAAACATTCAGATGCCTGGTGGTGTTACCTTGAACGGTAAAGAAATTTATGATGAAGCAATTGAAGAGATTGAGAAATTAGAGGATGAGATGCGGGGTATGTCAATTTTGCCACTGGAACTGCTTACGGGCTGAATTTTATTATGGCTACCAATCCATTTTTCAATCATTTTCCAGCAACCAATTTCACCAACGAACAGCTTCTCATCGAGTCGCTTTTAGTAGAATCCATTCAACAATACGGAATGGATGTTTATTATCTTCCAAGATCAGTAAAGACAGGAAATGAAATTGACTTCATCTATGGTGAAGATACGCTAAAGGAATATAAATCAGCATATCCAATCGAGATGTACTTGGAAAATGTTGTTGGAATGGATGGTGAAGGAGATTTCATCTCAAAGTTTGGTCTGGAAATTCGCGATGAAATTTCTCTACTTGTTTCTAAACGTAGATTCAATAATACCATTCCTAATCTAATCAGACCACTAGAAGGAGATTTAATTTACGTTCCTTTAGTGCAGAATTTCTTTGAGATCATCTTTGTCGAACACGAAAATGATCAAGCAATGTTCTATACCCTCGGAAAAGGACGTGCAGGTAATGTTTTTGTCTATGCACTAAAACTTAAAATGTTTGTCTTCTCTAATGAAATCATCTCTACCGGTATTGCAGAAATTGATCAACAAATTCGGGATCATTATCCAAAAACTAGAATTGAATTGCTCACTGGTTCAGGATCATTCCTTGCAAATGAAATTATCTATCAAGGAACTGATTACTCTACCGCTACTTCTCAAGCAGTAGTTTATTCTTCGGATACCACTTCAGCAGATAAGTATGTAGATATTATTCGTGTTCAAGGAGAATTTACTTCAGGAACAGTAAAGGGATATTCTTCATCCGCTGAATGGACTGCTAATACTGCATCAGAAATGGAACAAATGGATACTGCTTTTGAAGACCTAGTTAACAATAATGATATTCAACAAGAATCAAATGATATTCTGGATTTCTCCTTTGTCAATCCCTTTGGTACTCCATAAATGTTAGGTAATCCACATTTTCGTAATGGAACGATTCGTAAAGTCGTGGTTGGTTTTGGAACCATCTTTAACGATATCACCGTTGCTCGATATGACAAAGCACTGAACAAATATCACTCCTGGTTAGTTCCAATTGTTTATGGACCCAAGGAAAAGTATATTACCCGAATAATTTCTGATCCAACCCTAACCAAATCAGTTGCAATTTCGGTTCCAAGAATTTCCTTTACTCTGGATGCACTCACTTATGATCCATCCAGAAAACAACAATCTACATTACAGAACTTTAATTATAGTTCAACGAATGGTCTAACTACTCAATACGCACCAGTACCTTATAATTTTGATTTCACGCTTTCGGTTTATGTCAGAAACACCGAAGACGGAACACAAATCATTGAACAAATTCTTCCGTTCTTTACTCCTGATTATACCGTAAAGATTAATTTTATTCCAGAAATGGGAACTTCATATGAGATGCCCGTCATTCTCAACTCTGTTTCTACAGAGATTGATTATGAAGGGGATATGATGTCTACCCGATTAATTATCTGGGATTTAACGTTTACAGCAAAAGGATATTTGTTCCCACCCACTAAAACAGATTCCTCTCAGGGTCTTATTGGTACGTGGTCAGATGTAGGTGGACCAAATGGAACCGGAGGATATGGTGCAGCATTTACTGATATCTATACCGAATCTGACTATAAAACAATTCAAGAAGTCGTAGTTGATATTCCTACCGGTCATCATATCTTTTCCACTTCAGAGATAGTTCGGGTAAGCAATCGCAAAAACATTGCAGGAAAAATTATTTATTTCTCCAATGATTCAAGAGGAATTGTTATTGTTGGTGAATTAAATAAACCTCTAGAACCCGGTGATATTTTGGTCGGAGATTATTCCAATGCCTCTTATACTATTCTGTCGGTATCTGATGCACCTTATAAAGTAGTTAGAATTATAACGAAACCTGATCCGGAAGATGCAAATGTTGATGATGAATATGGGTTCTCTGAGCAAATTATCGAATATGGTTAATTATGAAATCACTGAACGAAAATCTAGAGGAAATCTTTGATCTAGAACCACTAGAATCAAATACTGCAATCACAGTTCAAGATACTGAATTTATTCCTGCATCACCAGAAAATTCTACTATAGAATCGGATGCTGAATTTGCACGGAAAAATCTTCGTGAATTGATTCTCAAAGGTAATCAAGCAGTCGATGAATTGCTTCATATCGCTTCTCAATCAGAAGTTCCCAGAGCATACGAGATCACTGCAACTTTTCTCAAGAATCTTTCGGATATGAATAAAGATTTACTGGAAATTCATAAGAAGAAAAAAGAAATCGTGGTATCGAAAGAAATCAAAAATTCTAATGATATGAATATCAATCAAGCAGTGGTCTTTACCGGTTCTACACATCATCTAATGAAATTACTAAAGGAAGCAAACAGTGGAGATTCTAACTAATATACTCAAGAAATATCTAGCGGAAAACTTTGCACTCTATCTAAAGTCATTGAATTTCCACTGGAATGTAGAAGGTCCACGGTTTATTCAACTACATAGTTTCTTCCAGGATATCTATGAAGACTTGGAGGATGCAACTGATACAATCGCTGAACATATAAGGTCATTGGATGCTTATGTTCCAGGATCATTTAGTCGTTATGCGGAACTGTCAGAAATTGAAGACGAAACTGCTATTCTAACTGCTGAAGATATGATTAAGAAAATTCAGGAAGATAATCTGATTATTCTGAAAACATTAGATGTAGCATTTAAATTAGCTGAAAAAGAAAATAAACAAGGACTGATTGATTTTCTGGGATCAAGAATTGCTCAACATGATAAATGGAATTGGATGCTGAAATCGTTGATGAAGTGAGAATAGGTATTCGTAATGGCTAAATCTATAGCATATAACAACAATAGTAATTTGAAAAAATGTGGAATTCAGTTAGAATATACTGAAGAACAGATTCTGGAGATTAAAAAATGTTCAGAAGACCCGATTTACTTTGTTGATAATTACTGTCAAATTGTTACTCTTGATAAAGGTGTTCAACAGTTTAAGTTGTGGGATTTTCAAAAGGATTTAATAAACACATACCACAATAATCGTATGGTTTTGACAATGTTATCAAGACAATCGAGTAAGTGCGTCATTTTTACCACAAATTTAAATATAAAGAATAAAATTACTGGTGAAACAAAGGAAATTTTCGTTGGTGATTTTCACAAACTAATATCTGATTCTTCATTACCAATTAACGAAGCGAATGAAAAATTTGTTGAGTCTTTTTCTGTTTTTGATTGGATGGTTGAATCTGAATCTGGATTTGTAGATATCATTTCGTCCAACAAAACTATTCCTTACGAAGTTTATTCTGTAGTGTTGGACAATGGATTAACTATTGAATGTGCAGATAACCATATTTTAATTGACGAAAACAACCAAGAAGTATTTGCTAAAGATTCATTAAATCATCATATTAAAACCAAGAAAGGAATTTCAAAAGTAGTTGAAGTTGCTGGTCTTAATTTTTATGATTCTATGTATGATCTGTCAATATCATCTGAAGATCATACTTATTATACCAATGATATTCTTTCTCATAATACTACAACAACAGTTGCATATATTCTTTGGTACACAGTTTTTCAGGATAATAAAAATGTAGCTATTGTTGCTAATAAGGATGAAACTGCTAGAGAGGTTCTTTCTAGATATGAATTTATGTATGAGTATTTACCAATTTGGATGCAACAGGGTGTAAAGGTTTGGAACAAAGGTGATGTAGAATTAGAAAATGGGTCAAAAGTTTTTACTGCTGCTACGTCATCTTCTGGTTTGCGTGGTAAATCTTGTGTAACTGGTGATGCTAAAGTTTGCATTGAAGAAAATGATGAAATCTACTATACTGAAATACAAAATATACTAAATAATAGCAACCTCGTCAATAAAGGAGTTGCTAGTATGAACAATCAGTATGCAATATATCAAACAACAAATCTAAAAAATGACAAAATATATGTAGGATTTCACACAATTCCTGAATCTGGAATCAAAGAAGATTATCAAGGAATTGGTTCAATATTTAAAGATGGATACCTTGGTTCGGGAAAAATTTTAAAAGCTGCTGTAGCAAAATATGGACCCGAATCTTTTAGTCAAGAAATTTTAGAAGTTTTTGATAATAAAGAAGAAGCAGAAGCTTATGAACGTTATATTGTTGATGAAGAATTTACTTTGGACGATATGACATATAATATTGCTATTGGTGGTAATCTTTGTGTATTAGCTGGAGAAAATCGTTCTTATTATACTGGACATTTACCAAAAGTTTTGCGTATAGAAACTGGAGTTGAATACAAAGGATATAAAGAAGTGTGTGATCATTTTGGATTAGAGAATAGTCCAGAATTCACATTTTCAGAAGCCCCTTCAAAGTGCATAAGAATGATTATTTACCGATTGTGTTATGAAGGTAAAATTAAACTTCTGAGTATGATGGATAATGATGCTGCAATTGCTAGGTATACTCGATATCTGGATTGGGTCAATACTTCAGATGAACGAAAAATAGCATTTGCGAAAATGATATCTGAAAGATTTTCTAATAGAAAACAAAGTAAAGAACATGTAGAAAAACGTATTTCTGGTAATAAAAAATGGAAAGAAGAAAATCCAGAATTACATGCACTCAGAATGGAAAAAATTAATAAGAATCCAGAAAAAATTGCTAAGACCGCAGCAAAACATCGTGGAATGAAACGTAGTCCAGAAGCATGTAAAAATATTAGTGAAAGTAAAATCGGTGCAGTTAGTAGCACTAAAGGAAAAAGATTAGCTACACATATTGAAACTGGTACAATTAAATATTTTGATCCAGAAGATGAAATTCCAGAAGGTTATACAACTGAATTTTCTGGGTATAATGTAGGTAAAAAAAGTTATACTGATGGTACCCAATATAAAATGTTTGTAGAAGGAACAGAACCAGAAGGTTGGTGGCAACAAGGTCCACCAAAAAAGAAAAAATCATGAAAATTTTATCTACTGATGGGTTTGTTGATTTTGAAGAAATTTTAGATCAAGGTATTCGACCAACATTAAAAATATTTTTTGATGATGGTACTGATATTGTTTGTACTCCAGATCATAAATTTTATGTTGAAAATTCTTATTGGGAGACTGCTGAAAATCTAGAAGTTGGTGATATACTATCACAAAAAATGATTGTTGATATCAAACAACATTCTGAAATGCAAGTATATGATTTCTTTAATGTTGGTGATTGTCATAATTATTATGCTAATGGTGTTATAAACCACAACTGCAATATGTTGATATGTGATGAGGTTGCAATTATACCCAATAGTATTGCTGATGAATTTTTTGCGTCTACTTATCCAGTAATTTCTGCTGGTAAGACAACGAAAATTATTATGACTTCTACTCCACTTGGTTATAATCATTTCTGGAAATTCTGGAACGACGCAAAAACTAAACAAAATGATTTTGTAACCTTTCATGTCCCCTACTGGAAAGTGCCAGGAAGGGATGAAGCGTGGGCAAAAGAACAATTAAGACTCCTTGGTGAAACAAAATACAATCAAGAAATTTTGTGCGATTTTTTGGGGTCTGCTAAAATTTTGATACGCCCCGATGTATTAGCAAAAATGTCCTTCATTCATCCTATCTATTCCAAAGAGAATCTAGATGTATATGAGATGTCAGAACGGGATCATATCTATGTCATAACAGTAGATACATCCAAAGGTGTTGGTGGTGATTATTCTGCATTATCAATCATTGATGTTACTCAGACTCCCTACAAATTGGTTGCAAAGTTTCGGGATAACAATATTGCACCGATGCTTTTTCCATCCGTCATTTTCCGTTTAGCAAAAGAATATAATGATGCTTATGTTTTAGTCGAAATTAATTCTACTGAACAGGTTCCTCATATTCTCTATACCGAATATGAATATGAAAATCTGCTGTTTGTTCTTCGTGATTCCAAAGGACAACGAGTAACGTCTGGTTTTGGTGCAAATGGTCGAGCACAATTAGGTGTTAATATCGACCGAAAAACCAAACGACTCGGATGTTTTTCCCTTAAGTCTCTGATTGAAGAACAAAAACTTCTGGTCTTTGATGCAGATATCATAGCAGAGTTCTCTACCTTTGTCGAGAAAAAAGGTTCCTATGAAGCAGACGAAGGATATCATGATGATCTGATTTCTACTCTGGTTCTTTTTGGTTGGTTAACTACCAATTATTATTTCCGTGAATTAACTGATGTCAATCTTCGACAGATCATGTATGAAAAACGTATTCGTGAGATTGAAGAGGATATGTTACCGGTTGGTCATTTGGACAATGGAGATGTGGTGGATATTGAGGAAGATTTGATTGATGGGGATATATGGGCACCCTGGAACAAAGATGAATCTCCATATAAGATTCCAGAAGCATATTTGACGAGTCGATTGTAAAATTAAAAAACACTAAATAGAGAAAATAAAAACTCTATTATTCATTAGGAGAATTATATATGGCTTATCAGCTTTCCCCTGGAGTTCAGGTTCAAGAAATTGATCTGACTACCATTATTCCTTCAGTTGCTACTTCAATTGGTGCATTTGCAGGTAGTTTTTCTTGGGGTCCCATCAACGAAATTAATACCATTTCCAATGAGATTGAATTGGTTTCACGTTTTGGAAAACCCAATTCAACCAATTATGAGTATTGGTTTTCTGCTGCTAATTATCTTGCATATTCCAGCGATTTAAAGGTTGTTCGTGCAGCAAATACCGATGCAAAAAATGCTACCGTTTCTGGTGGTGGAGTTCTAATTAACAATTCATTTGTTTATGACACTCAATATAGTGCTGGTGCTAACACCTATGGTACCTTTGCTGCAAAGTATGCTGGTAAGATCGGAAACACTCTCAAGGTATATGTTGCAGATGCAAATACCTATTCCAACACCTGGACCTATTATGGTCAATTTACTGATGCTCCTGCTACTTCTGATTATGTTGCATCTCAGGGTGGTGCTAATGACGAAATTCATATCGTTGTGGTGGACACATTAGGTAAGTTTTCCAATGGTGTTGCTAATACCGTTCTAGAAAAGTTTGCATTCGTGTCAAAAGCATCCGATGCAACTACTCTAGGTGGAGCAACCAATTATTACAAGAATGTTCTTAATCAACGTTCCAATTATATTTGGTCAATGTCTCACCCAATTGGTTCAAATTGGGGAACTGCTGCTGCTAACACTATCTTTAGTGGTCTTTCTACTGCAATTGCAACACAATTATCCTCTGGTGCAGATGGAACACTTGCTGATGCTAATCTGATCTCCGCTTATGATCTATTTGCTAATATTGATACCGTCGATATTTCTCTGATTGTTTCTGGTCCTGCTGATGTAACTGTTGCTAATCATCTAATTGAAAATATTGCGGAAGTACGTAAGGATTGTGTGGTACTGCTATCACCAGAAAAGGATGATGTGGTCAATAATATTGGTGGAGAAGAAACCGCAGTTGTGGGTTATCGAAATACCCTAACTTCTTCTTCCTATGCAATTATGGATTCTGGTTGGAAATATCAATATGATAAGTATAATGATGTTTATCGCTGGGTACCACTGAATGCAGATATCGCTGGAATTTGTGCTCGTACCGATTATGAACGTGATCCTTGGTTCTCTCCTGCGGGTCTAAGTCGCGGGGTCATTAAGAACGTAATTAAACTTGCATGGAATCCTAATAAAGCAAATCGTGATGCTCTCTATATCAAGGGAATTAATCCAGTCGTTACTTTCCAAGGAGAAGGTACTATTCTCTATGGTGATAAAACCCTATTGACTCGTCCCTCTGCATTTGATCGAATCAATGTTCGTCGTCTCTTTATTGTTCTTGAGAAAGCAATTGCTAAAGCTTCTCGCTATACGCTCTTTGAATTCAATGATCGCTTCACCCGTGCTCAGTTTGTTAATATGGTCGAACCCTACCTTCGTGATGTTCAGGGTCGTCGCGGTATTACAGATTTCCGAGTTGTCTGTGACGATACCAACAATACCCCCGATATCATTGATCGTAATGAATTTGTCGGTGCTATCTATTTGAAACCTCAACGAGCAGCAAATTTTATCACTCTACAATTTATTGCTACGAGAACCGGAGTCGATTTTGAAGAGTTAGTGGGTAGCGTGTAATTAACAAAATCAGTAGGGGAAATTAAAAATCCCCTACTGATTCATATAAATAAAACAAAATATATCTCGTACTATTCAGAGGAATAATAAATGGCTTTCTCAATTAACGAATTCAGATCACAAATGGTTGGTGATGGTGCTCGTCCTAATCTATTTGAAGTCTCTATGCCCTTTCCTGGGTTTTCTGCTCCAGAAAATGCACAGGAAAAACTTACCTTTATGTGTAAGACCGCACAACTTCCCGGTTCTACTATCGGAGTGGTTCCGGTTCAATACTTCGGTCGCGAATTAAAATTTGCAGGTAATCGAACCTTCACCGATTGGGCAGTAACAATCATCAACGATGAAGATTTTGTCGTCCGTAATGCATTTGAACGCTGGATGCAAGGTCTTAATAGTCATACCCCCAATCTTCGTGAACCTTCTGCTCTTGCACCCTATAGTTATACTGTAGATGCAGATGTAACTCAGTTCGGTAAACGCGGAAATATTATTAAACAATATAAGTTTATCGGTATGTTCCCCTCAGATATCTCACCAATTGATGTTGATTGGGGTGCAAACGATACAATGGAAGAATTCTCAGTAACACTCTCCTATCAGTGGTGGACTTCTTTTGAAGATGGTATCGTATAATACTTGACTATTATACAAACATCTTCTAAAAATAACAGTCCAAATTATTATGTCCTACGGAGATTTTTCTGAATGAAACTTTTTGGTTTTACGCTGGGTAAAAAAGATGTGATGGAAGTGGAAGACCCGAAACAAAGGTCTTTCACTCTTCCAACCGAAGCTCTGGATGATGGTGCGGTCACAATCACCCAAAATGCTTACTACGGTACCTATATTGATCTGGAAGGTTCAGTCAGAAATGAACTGGAACTAATTACAAGATACAGGGAGATGGCAAACCATCCAGAACTGGAAGCAGCAATTGATGATATCGTAAATGAAGCAATCACCCATGATGAAGATGGAACCGTTGTCAATATCAATCTCGATAAACTAAAAATTTCTGATTCTATCAAGAAAAAGATTCAGGAAGAATTTAACTATATCATGAAACTGCTAAACTTCTCTAATCTAGCAGATGATCTATTCAAAAGATGGTATATCGACGGTCGAATCTATTTTCATATTCTGGTGAACTCAGATCGACCCAAAGAAGGTATTCAGGAATTAAGATATATCGATCCACGAAAGATTCGTAAGATTCGCGAAATCAATAAAGAACGTGATCCAGTAACGGGTGCTAATGTTATTAAGTCCCTAGCGGAATACTATATCTATAACGATAAAGGAACTACGACACAAACGTATACTGCTGGAACGAGTCAGGGACTGAAAATTGCTCCTGATTCGGTGATCAATGTTAATTCTGGTCTAATGGATGCTAAGAATACGTTTGTAATCAGTTATTTGCATTCTGCAATTAGACCACTGAATATGTTAAGAATGGTCGAGGATGCTATTGTTGTTTATCGCGTCAGTCGTAGTCCAGAACGACGGGTATTCTATATTGATGTTGGAAATCTACCGAAAGGAAAAGCTGAACAATATCTTCGCGATGTAATGGTGAAATATAGGAATAAATTGGTGTATGATCCGCAAACTGGACAGCTCCGTGACGATAGAAAGCATTTGTCGATGATTGAGGACATATTTTT